ATTTTTTTTGCCTACTATTTTTACAACCTTTAAATTTCCAAATACCATACCTGTTAAGTCTTTGGCTTTGTGCCTACAGCCGCAACTCGTTATATGTCCGTTTCTTAAACCTTTTCCGCTTTTTACTACGATTTTCCCACAATCACACTTACATTTCCAAGAATGATAACCTTTTTCACTCTTTCCTGCGTATTCCAACACTGTAAGCATGCCAAATTTTTCACCAGATAAATCTTTTATTGCCATGTACCTAACCTCCTTCTTTTTTTTATATTATATCAGAAATTAGGTACATAAACAATTCTAATTTTTCTGTCAAAAAAAATTAACAATTACAATTTCCATTGCATCCGCATCCAGAATATGGATATGGAGCCGGGACTACGTAGGATGGCACAGGCATAGGATTTATCCTACGAATCAGTTCTGCTGTCTGCGCTTCCTGGTTTGCCGCAATGTAAGCATTCTGTGCGGACTGAGAAGCCGCCAGTTTAAGTGCCTGATTCTCTGCTCTAAGGTCTGCTGTCTCTTTCTGGCAAAGATAATCAAGAATGGCACGGGTGTTGCTGTTCTGATTGTCCAGAATATCTCTGGTGTTGTTGTTCATTGAGTTCTGGATTGCACAAGTACTGGTAGCCATATCATATCTGATCTGAGCCTGTCCCTCCCTGTTGTCGCAGCAACACTGAGCTAGCTGTGCCTGCAAAGCATTTGTGTTCTGCATATTTGCTACAGTGTCAGCGTTAATAGCCTGCTGGATGCCAAAGCCAGTCTGCATGATGTTCGTATTGATGCCGTTGAATCCGGTAAGCATACCGTTGTTCACTGCATAGAATCCATCACAGAGGCCGTTATTGATTCCGTCAAGTTTGCTAATTACTGCGGAATTGTCAAATCCTCTCTGAATATCTGCTTGAGTAGCTGCTGTGGCTACATATCCGCCGCCGTTTCCATTATTGCCCCAGCCGTTGTTTCCCCATCCGAAGAAAGCAAAAATAAATAAAACAATAATCCACCAGCTACCATCTCCACCAAACATGCCGTCATTATTTCTACCATTTCCAGTAGCAGCGGCAATATCTGCTAAGCTATAATTTCCATCCATAATATAATCTCCTTTTTGTGTATTTACATCAATCTGGCCAGATTGTAATGTACTATTTCATTCCTTTCAACATGTGTTGGAATTGCCCTGCCATCTGCTGAACTTGATTAAGCTGTTGCTGAGAAATCCGCCCGGACTGTAACATCTTCTCAACTTCTGCTTTCGGGTCTCCCTTAAAATTCTGCTTAAACTGCATAAACTGCTGTATCATCTGCATTGGTCCGTTTCCCTGCGGCATTCCACCACCGAGGGCGTTAAATAATGGATTACTCATCTGCGTTTCCTCCCTTGACTGCTGATTCCTGCACGGTATTAGCCCTAACAGGTTCAGAAAAAGAATTTAATCGGTTTATGATAACTTCGTATTTGCCCTTTAAATCATCATATTCCTGTCTGGTGACATATTTATTATCCATGTTCTGAACAGGCTGTTTAGGTGGCATCTGAGTGCCTACTTCATGATACTCAAACGTCCGTAACGGCTGCGGCATACCGGAAACGTCTGTGGATTTTATAAAGAATTTTTCTGATTCTGAATCCATTAGTAAAACACTTGTCCCGGGTGCTACCAGATAGGATTTTGCGCCGACTTCGCCGGATACCCACAGGATACCGCTATTATTTTGCTGTGGTTGCTGTACTGGTTGAGCTGGAATCTGGACAGGCTGTTGCTGAAATTGGTTCATCTGCCCAGGAACGCCAAAACTATATTGATAAGGATTGTTATATAATGCCATCTTATACACCGCCTTTCTGATTATATTTTTACATAAAAAAAGAACCGGAAACAGGTCGTTTCTGGCTCTAATTAGTGTCTAAAAAGTATCAACACACTTTAATTATTTTATTGTTCACCCTCCGGCTTAATCGTTTCGCCGTGGATATACTCACATTCATCTGTTCGGCGCAGTATTCGAGCGTATATTCCTTGCATCTCAATCGGAACAATCTTTCTTCGTCCGGCGTGAAATTACACTCTATTAAGAATCTGTCTATATCTTTCTTTGTGAACACATATAATTTCATGAGCATACCCCTTATTAATGCTAACGTTGATTCTGCGCAAGATAATTTGTAAGCTTCTGTTTTGTTTTTTTTAATTCTTCTACATTATTCCCACTAATCTGACTATCCAGCATGGTTGATAACACTTCCAGAATTAATGAATCTCGTTCTGCGATTCTCCGAAGACTTTCATAATCTCGTCTATCATGTTCTTCCAGTGTCTCTACTCGCTTATTAAGTCGGAATGCCGGGGTAATCCATTTAAAAATTACAGCCGCTGCCCCTCCGACAATAGACACCCCTCCGCAGATAGAAAGAAAAATCTGTACAAATTCTGATATGCTCATTTGCTCTCCTTTTCCCAGTAATATACCGGAATCTCATTTCCGCTATTCCATGTATCGAAATATTTGCCCTCTTGTACCGTCACTACGTGTCCATCTATACAGAGAATGTATGTGCCTGTCGGATGGTCTGTGCAAAAGTCGTTGACTGTATAGATATATCGTTCTGATTGTTCAATCAGCTTGCGTCTGTACCCACGTTTATAGAGGTACGCTCCCCAGACATAATTTGCACTTGGCATATCTGACAAAGCGCACGCCTGTACCATTAATCCGGCGAATACTGTTTCCCAGTCGAAACCAGTTGCTTTACATATTGCTCGGACAACGCAATCTCCTGTTCTCTTATCCTTAACGGGATTCGGATTATAATATTCCCATCTATCCATCAGTCAATCCCCTTTGCTGTTTTATATCTCTTTGCCGCTTCTCTGACTTTTGCGGCGTTCTGGCGGTTCCACTTAGCTATCGTGAGTCGGTCTTGCAGCTCTCTTAGATCATTGTCTTTGCAGTAATCTTTATATGCAGCATTTTGTTTCTGTAAAAGATAAGACTTCCGGTCAAGGTCTTGTTGTAATGCAAATTTCGCCTTTTCGTTCGGTGCATTGTCAACTCCTGCTTGCAGTCCAAGGACTTCTCGCTTCGTTTTGCGGATTCTTCGCTCATAAGTACGTTGCCGCTGTTCTTTTTCGTACTGTTTTCCCTTGTTGGCTTTATCCTGCGCTGATAGTTCTGCATAGGGATTCGGCATTCCTTCCGCCCAAACCGAAAAATGATGTCTGCAATTTACTCCGCATATTCCATCAGCTTCGCCATAATTACAATTTTCAATAAAATCTGGATATCGGCTTACTTTTTGTTCTGACATTTTACGGTATTCTGATGTATCTTGCCCCTTGAAGAACTCCGGCTTAATTTCTTTTAGTTTTTCCCAATCTATAGAAAATACCTGCCCTTGCCATACTTCATGGCTTGGGCGGCTTCCTATATGTGCCGATGTCAGTACTAAACCGTATCCCATTTCTTTCATTCTTGTCAACTGAATATCAGCACACGCCTGAGCCACGCCAGTTCTGACAGAACGTGCGACTGCTGTTTCGATCGTGTCTTTTCTGCCAGATGGGTATGTGACAGTAACACCATCACTCACAACGTTATTAACTGCCTCTTTGATGGCTTGCGTATATCCAACTGCTCCAGTCATTACATGATTATATGCAAGGTCACATTGGTTGATATACAGTGCCTGAGCCACATTTGCAGTTGTCCTTGTGAAGTTCCGCCATTCTCCCATAGTCGCAAGCATATTTCGCTCCATGAGTCTTATCATAGCTGGCGACTGTTCGAGCGGTACAGGGCTTAATCCTGCCGCCTTGTATACTTTATCATCATAGTTCATTGCAGTGATTCCAGCATCTTCAAACGCTTCAAGGAGTTCCCGTTGTTCACGTTTGGTGTATTTGGATAATTCCGTCAGAATGTCCTCTAGCAGTTCACCAGATTCCTGTAGTGTTCTGATTCTCCACGCATCAGCATTAGTTAGAATATAGTCCTCGCCCCTGCCGATTCTTGCCATCATTCTCGACACGATCTCAAAGATGATATACTGATGCAGTTCTTCTGCAATTTGCTCACTGCCCTCTGTGATCTGACGTAAATATTCTGGGCTTAACATAATTACTCATCTCCAAACAGTTTTGGTTCGTCTGGCTGGGCTTCTTTAACCATTGCTTTCGCTTCGGATTCTGTCATATTTTCGAATTTGACATAATACATCCAAGGAGGACAGTCACCCTGTAAGCGATACTTCCACCAATTGTCTCGGTCTCTCTCATAAGAATATGCCATTTCGCCAAAGTTGCACTGAACTTTATATGCACCGACTGGAGCCAATCCATATAAATCTGCATATACGCTCAACGCATATACTACTTGTTTTATGCTTTTGTCTAATTGGTCTCTTACGTCCTTGATAAATTGTACAGACCTCTGTTGTCCTGCTTCTACCTCTGTGGCTGTTTGTATTCCGCTTTTTTCATTAAATACGAAATATCCATTAGAGAATCCGACCTTATATCCAATCTGTCCAAGGAGGGCATTTATTCCGCTTATACGAGTATCTGTGTTGAGAACCGGATTGATTTCCTGATAGAACTCTTTCTCGTCCTGTCCGAATACATTCTTGACAAAGTGCGGTAAGTTCATCTCATTACGTCTGTTCTCCATACCCTGCGGTGACATGGCTGATACAGGTGTGCCGCTCGGCATCAGCAGTCTATCATCTGCCAGAACAATCTTCTGAGAATCAAAAATCTCTCCGACGTTTCTGCTGTATGCAATATCGAGGTCTTTTAACTCTTCAATGGCTTCGGCAAATATCGGAAGTCCAAGTGGTGTGCTGATATCTACATTGTTCGCTTGTGGTGTCCGCAGCACTCCGTACAAAGCTCCGTCTAGCTTCTCACCGTTTGCCTTGAGTATCGGCGGCGTATCTGCCATAAGGTCAGCCCATTTGGTCTGTTTAAGATCAATTTTATCTCCGATTGACTGAGGGGATTTTGATACATAAGCTCTGTTGGAAACATAATACGGATAGGTTGTCACTCCGTCCACTATTGTCTCAACAAACCTGTGATATTCAAGTCTTGTGTAGTATTTTCTACCAACAGTATAAGAATCTTTGAATATAATCCCTTTGATCTCCTGATTATCATAATGCACAATCATCACATCTGCCGGAGTAAATATGTCAAGGCTCTCGCCGTTTGGCTTGATAAATACCGTTCCATAAGCACATCCATATTCCACCCAGTGCCGAATCTGGAAATATACTTTATCGATCTGCTCCTGTAGCCATGCCGCCCTTGCGGAACCATCTATCTGAATGCCAATCGCCAGTGTTGCGAGCCGAGCTGTCTCTGAGCAGACAGATTTCGCGAAATTAATTGTCTTGATATTATTCTTATCATCTAGCCATTCCGGTACTCCCCTGTAAATGTTCGCGCACCGGTTAATCAGTGATTCCATTTCTGGAAATTCTGCTGCCTGGATATTAAAGTCCTCTTCGGCTTGTTTTTTGAAAATCATGTTAAACCACCTTTTTAGTGTTGTTATAAGTCCCATTATGCGCTGCTACCTCGCCTTCTCCACAGCTTCTCTGAGCCATAGCGTGTGGCATCTATTAAATGATTATCCTTATCAGGATAACCACTGATAATGTTTCCGTCTTTGTCTCGTTCGTATTCGTATTTTGTAAATTCCTTATGCACTCCCGGCGTTCGCTTCGGATCAATAACGATTTTTCTGCCCTGAAGCCACTTCATAGAATATTCTACGCTGCCCGGCCCTTTAATTGCTCCTCTTGCCGGAATGCCAAAATCTCTAAAGTCGTTGATTGATTTAGGCTCTGCAGAATCGCAAGTGATTTCAAAGTCTGTATATCCTCGCTCAAGAATGATATCTGCTGACTTTCTGTTTGTTAATTTGTTTTTATATATTTCGTCTATGAAATACAATGTATCATTGTTGTGATTGTAATAGAATCGCACAAAAGCAAATGGATCCGGATAGAATCCCCAGTCACACCCCTGATAGATTCTGTCAAAATGACTGATTTCTTCGGCTGTAATTTCTCTAATTTCCAGATATTCAAATACATTTCCGCCATTACCGTTAGCTTCTCCTAGATACTCATTCTTGTAAGCATCTGGATTGGTCTCTTTCAGATGTTCAGCATCCTCCAGGAAGATGTCACCTAGCCATTCCTGTTCAATGTCAAGATCAAGATATGTGCTATGCACAACCAGCGCGCTATCATCTTTTTCTTCTGCTTCTGCCGTATATTCATTTGCCCAGTTATTCTTGCTTCTCGGTGGGTTGAATGATTTAAACTTGTACGCTTCGTTACCACCACGAATCGCAGACTGCTGAATGTTTCGAATTTCCTCAGGACCGGCAAACTGGTCAAGCTCCTCGAACCAGACAATGCCAATATATCCAAACTCTGGTTTGATAGACTTAATCTTTAATGGATCGTCAGCACCACGAAAGTAAATCTTCTGTCCAGTAGGCTTATATGTAATCTCCATAGGGGACACTTTACAGGTAAATTCCTCTGACAGGTTCAGCTTATCCAGTGCCCATTTCATCTGAGCATAAACAGAATCTTTTATTGTGTTCCCGACTTTTCGAAGAATCAAGGCGTGCATATTTGGATTATTCTTGATCAGCTCTGGAATGATCAGAGAAATTGTGGATGATTTCATAGATCCACGACCACCGGGAAGAATATACTCCGAATGCTTCTTTGCCCGGATATCCCGAATCATCCTGTGGAATACATCCGGAACAACACTCAGATCAAGATGATAAACTTCTTGCAGTCTGGCTCTCTCTGCTATCCTCTGCTGTTCTTCTTTTGTTTCTTTGATAGCAAGTGTCTTTTCCAGATCATTCATAGATTTTAGCTGATCGGAGAAGTCCGGGGCAAAACCGAACGAATCTTTCAGCTCACCCCTTGCGATCATAGAGCGGCGCTGTTGGATTTCTGCCAGAGACATGATATCAGTGCCTTTTTGCTTTTCGATGAGAGACTGTTTTTCGGCTATATATGCGGAAATATTAAGTTTTCTTAAGTTCTGTGCTCCTATTACTTCTGCGTTTTTCTCGGCATATCCAGCTTTTTTTGCGGCATCAGATGCATTTCCGCCATTTTTTATATATTCATCTGCAAACGCTTTCTGTTTAGGCGTCAAGTCCATCTAATCACCTCTATCTATTTCCATTCTTGGCACGCCTCCCATATCTCTTTCAGGCACATCACTGCATCATATTGAGATGCTGTGCGTAATATTTCATAGCCACAATCTTTCCATTCGCCCTTTTTAGTTAAATGCAGTGTAGGAGTTGAGATTATAGTTAATGTAATCAGCCTGTTTTGTTCTTTGCTGTAGAACTGAGATGTACCGATTTTTATAATTAATCCAGTGGATAATATAGCCTTTTGAAGTTTGCGCTGTATTGATTTTAGATTTGCCATATCATCACCTCATAAATTCATAAATAAAAATCCCCTAGCATAGCTATAGTTATATACACTATAATACCACACTAGGGGTTATATACCTCTACACCACTTTTAGTTTTTATCAATTTTATAATCTTCCGGTCAATTTTGCCAAGTGATAATATTCTGCCATAGTTTTGCGTTTATATCCGTAGAAATCATTTTCGGATACCGGCATATCTCGGAATCGTTCCATTGTCCGGTATCCTATACAGTTCACTATGCTGTCGTATATCTGCGTTTCTATGCCTGGCGCATATTTGATTGACACTTGCAGAAGATTGTACTTGTCATTCTCGTCAAGGTGTCTGAAATGACTTTGAAGCGCCGGTATATCATCCGGCGGCACTCCATAGTCGGTTAATGTAGCTTTTCTAAGATTCATTTATTTCACTCCTCCCAATCTAATTTCTGTCCACACTTGTTGCAATAAATATCCGCTTTAAAAAGTCCCTCTCTGTTACAAACTGGGCAATTTCCCTTTGTCGTATAGTATCTGCCGGAAAAATCGAAAATAGTTTTCATGTTATTTGGTTTCATTGGGGTCTGATTTTCTAACGCTTTAACTGCTAATTCTAATGCTTCACGGTACTCAATAATTTCTGGTACATTCGACCAGACCCTTTTAGTTAAGCTAATACGTTTCTGCAAGATTTTAATTGCTTCTTCTGGTTTCATGTTAATCCTCCAATCCGGCTAACCAATTTAATTTCACATCGAATCGGTCAGCAATCTCTATCGCACACACAAACGGAATATTGCTGATTCCTTTCTCCCATTCCATGACTGCGGTATCAGTAACTTCGATAAGTTCTGCAAAATCTCTGAGAGACATATCATTTTGCAAACGCACCTCTCTAATTCTTTTTCCGATTGTCATTTTTTCATCTCCTCCAACTTATTCACAGCTTCCTCGTGGGTGAGAAATACTATTCTTCCAATATCTTCTAAACGGTAGCAAATTTCTCCCATATCTCCTTTACTTATTGCGTCAAACCTTACAACACGTTCATTTTTGTAACAGAGAAAATGAATTTCTGAAACAGTCATTGGAATAATCGGTTGCTTGGCTCCGGCATTCACTCTATAAACCGTATCTCCAACCTTACACGGCAATCTCACAAGCAAACCCTGTTCTTCTGCATCTTTGTAAGATTTAAGTTCTTTCAGCAGTTCTGCAACATCTTTCAACCAAGATAATTCCCCATTTTCAAAACAACATCCATAAGTATTTTGATAATACGGGCATCCAACCGCTTCCTTCCCGCTAATATAATCTCTTAAATCCTCGCCAGTTCCACAGACAATGCGTTTATGTTTATTCTTATCATGCCTATGCATGAAATTTTCGTGGCCTGCATAGCAATCGCCTACAGTATCCTGGCTGGCAACACATTTAAGTGCCTTTATCATATCGTCAAGTGTTAATCTCTCCATCTACTTCACCTCTTTCAACTTCTCCATTGCCAACTTCAGCGATTCTACAAATTCATCATTTACTACTACATGATCTGGATTCTCGATAAATTTTTCAATCGTGCTAATTGCTTTCTCTTCGGGTGAAGGGACTGTAAGTCTTATTGATTTTGCAATTTCAAGAACTTCATCTATATTATCTTCCCAATTATATATATCACACAAATACCTCTTGCACCTAGTATTGCTTGCACTCAATACACATTTTGAACAGTTACGTCCTCTACAATTGCGTACATCTGCAATACGATTAGCAAACTCTCTTGCCGTCATTTCTTTTGTCCCGAGGAGTTCTGAAGCTTCGTAGAAAGCATCACACTCTACTCCGATACGCACGCTGTGCACCACATCTTTGTTATTACAAAATTTTAAAATATCTGGAAAATGTTGTCCTGGCAATGGTTTACAATTGCCTTTCGAATACCAATGAAATCCCTGTTTCTCAGCTTCTTTGAGAAGCATTTCATTTTCTTCTTCTGTCTTAACCAAGATACATGTATTTCTTAAATTAACCATCTGCGTTTCCTCCTTTAATTTTGCTAATACAAGTGTTCCAACCTCGAATCCACGCAAGACTAAATCTACTTCTCCAATATTCCTCTTCTTTCTCCTCCGGCAATGGCTTCAATGGACACCAGTCAGGAATCGTTTCTGCTTCTTTATCAAGTACACATTTTCCCACGATTGGGCAATAAATACAGGTTTCCAGAATGTTACTGTGATTTCGCCCAATTAAGCAGGAAATGCAACCATGCTCCGGTGTATCTATCACTAACACTGATTTACTCATTTACTTCACTTCCTCTCAGCATCAGGCTCAAAGTGTTATATCCCGGACAAGTTCTAACTCCATTTTTGGTATCTCTTAACAATACACAATATGGATATAATGCCATGACCTCATAGACGTGTTCTGTGGCATCTTCGCCACGCTGGTCGATGTATTTGAAGCACTTTCCCGGTCTAAGAAAGTATCTTGCGCATACATATGCTTTTGTTCCGAATCTTACGCTTGCGCTACTCATTTGTGTTCCTCCTGCCTAGAAAGTGGTTCAAATCTTCTTTTCTGTTTGACATTTGGATATTTCTCTCTGTCCACATCACTCGTAAACATATCCAACGGTCTGCACCATGTTACAAGTGAGTCTACAAAGCACTTGTAAATCACCATAATTTCATCAGATTCTGTATGTACTGCGATATCGGTGACAACACAGGTTCTTCCTTTGAAGTGTTTATATCTTCTTCCGACCATGCTGTCTTTTAGCTTTTCTAATGTTTCAATTGATACGTTACTCATTCAACTCCACCACCTTTTACAATTTCGATTGCTAAAGCTATCGTCTGTTCTTTTTCAATGTATTTCAGCCTTTGCGTGCTGTCATTAGTTCCCAAACATAGTTTAAATGCTCTCTTCTTTTCTTCTTCTAACCGCTCCACAACCTTATCTACATCAAAAACTGTCGGCTGTTCGTCAATAACTGCACCTATTGCAAAATCCATATCCGAATTTCCAAGAGAGTCAATTATTTTGTCTGCATCAATTAAACGCATTTATTCATCCTCCCACACTCCCAACAACCGCATCCTCTCATACAGTACAGCGACGGTCTTGCGTCTGTATCCGTAGAAGTCTTTCGGGTTCATCGGGATATATCTTTCTTTGCTGATTTTCCTGTAACTTTTCCGGTGTAGGATATTCTCGATAACCATATCCGCTATCACCGTGTTCTTCGGGCAAGCTGACAAGGCAGCACTGGAAAGCAGGTATCCATACTCTGCCGGGAAGTCTTTCAGCATCGTATTCAGTTTTTCTATGTCCTCTGCCGGAATACCGTAATCTTTCAGCTTTTTGTTCCTTGTCGGCATACCGTTCTCCTTTCTATTTGTCTGGGTGGTGCTTGTCGTACATGATTGCTACGCACACAAGACCAACTACTCCAAATATGGTTCCAAGGGTGAATCCTAACAAGAATGTAATCATGTTTCTTCCTCCTCATGTACCTTGAAAGTAAAATAACAATCAAGTTCCAAATCATCATCGTAAGATATAGTGCATTTAAGTTCGTTACCCCCAGCTTTTGCACATTTTTGAATCAACGTGCTCAGGGTATCTCCAATTTCTTTGACGTCTTTATTAATATATTCAATCATACTTCCACCTCCTCATAAGTTTCTTTGAATATATCTGGCTTACACGGATAAAATTCACTGTGAACACCGCGGATGATATAATCACCAATATTCGCCAGATGTTCGCCCTCAAGTGTCTTAATAACCAGACCGCCCGGAACCTTCCAATGGTCAATATAGAAATTCTTACCTTCTGCCGACATGTACTGGTCTATACACTGATAGTCCGTCAGAAAATCGAACATTTCTCGATGATTTGTACCAGTCCACTGTACTGCATCAATTACAACTGGTTTCTTTCTGTACTTCATACTTCCACCTCCGAATCCTCTGGCATCTGAAAGATAGCAAATCCATCTGTTTTTTCTTTAAATTCGTGAAGATAACTTACACTGAAATTCAACATGATTTGATATTCACTATAAGCTTCCTGAATCATATCCAGTACTTTCATGGCTTTTGCTTTGGTGGAATATTCTCCGAGCAAGCAGCACCAACTCATATCTCTTCTTGCACTTATTACTCCACCCGAGACTTCGACATCGAATAAAAGTTCAAGTGTAGCTAAAACTTCCTTATTCTGACTTCTGATTAACATTTTGCATCCTCCTTGTAATCCTCGATTGCGGCTATCTTATCCTCGCACATAGCGATTGCTTTTTTAAGTCTGCTGATTTCAACGTTATATATTTCTAAAAATTTATTTTTTACAAACTGATAATTCGGTACTGTCAGCGCAATGTACGGCGTTGAATGACCAGAAATTGTTCCGATATCTTCCTTTTTCACGTATCCGATGTAAATTCCTTCTGGAAACTGTGTTACTGCTTTGTACGTCTTTGGTTTTTCTATTACCTCGCATTCCTCAACTCTGATCTTGAAAACATAGTCTCCTAATGTTTGGGTTTCTGGATTGTATTCTCTGTTACTGTCTAAAATGTAGAAATATAATTTCATTTTGCGTCCTCCTTATCGTTCGCTCTTTTATTCCATGCTTCTATTGCATATTCGGGATTGTTATAATGTCCTGTACCGCAAAGACAGTTACCGCATTTTACAAGATAGTAAGCATTACCTAAATATCCCATTTCATCATCGGTAAAAATTTGCGCCTCTTTTCCGCAAAACGGACAAGATTTTAATTTCTCCATTTTCATTCTCACTTTCCCCATGTAAGCAACTGACACGCTATTGTGCAGTCCTCCATGATTCCTTATCCAAATGCTACCTGCCCGTTATTCTGCATGACTTTTTATTTCTCCTGAAAAGCTTAATTCAATTCCTAGTTCTTCCTTGATAGCCTGCACATAATCAATTCATTCAGCCAAGCCCTGGTCGATATAGTCCGAAACTTTGTCCATGCCCGCCATGAACTTCTGGCATCTTTTCTGACCAAATCCAAATTCATCATGCAGAACAGCTATCGCCATGATCACGCAGCATTCAGATACAAGCTGTTTGATCTTCTCAGATGCTTTGTCCAGATCCTTTCTTGCCAGGGAAGTATGTATTCCTGTTACTCCCCTGAATCTGCATTCCTTTTCGAGGGCTTCAAGACCGCCCTCTCTGGTGATTCGTCTAGCAAGGTCAAGACCATCTTCCCTGCCACGTTCATATTCACGCATTTTGTTCATTTCTTCACCTTCCTGAACCCGTATCCTGTCGGAGCATAGGCTCTATCAGTACTCGGGTGTGCTGTTTTAAGCAACCCATCATCAATAAGCTGGTTTAAATGTCTCCAGATGGTAGCTCTGCTTGCGTCTACCTTCTCGCAAATCTCGCTGACCGATGGTGCGTATCCAACAAGTTTAAAGTAGCTTACTACATACATGTAGATTTCTCTTCTAAGAGCCTGTCCCTGTTCATATCTATTCTTCGTGCTGTACATTCTTTCTCAACTCCTTTTGTTTGGAATCAATAAATTTGCAAAATGCTAAAACAAATTCTTTTGCTAATGGATCTGAATATATTTCTATCAATTCCATACAGCGGTCATAAGCTGCTTTTGAATATTCATCTGTGAGCTCAACCAGGTAAAACTCTTTTATTAATTCCCATAATTTAGGCATAAACATTGCCATCATTGGAATATCATCTTTTCTTACGCTTGCCATTTCTTCCCCCTTGAATGTGTAACGTGTAACATAAGTATTTAATTTTTCCTATAATTACCTTTTTATATAATTATTAAAATATACTTTATAGTAAAATATTAGTTACATTAGTTACACTAAGTAAAAAATACAGTATTTATAAGGGTTTGAGGTGTATCTTGGGGTGTAACTAAATGTAACTAAGTGTAACCAGTTCTAGTCAAATGGTATCTCACACTCACACATTTTTTCAAATTCACTTAATTTTCTGACTTTTTGGTAGCATATCTGCGGACCATACTTTCCACATCTCACCCGTTTCCCACCATTTTCCCTTTCCCATCCGTCAATGCAGTTCTGCATGATGGAGTGAATTTCGTTGGACTCGAACCTTGTGGGCTTGCGGCCCTCGTTACCCAGCGCCTGTTCATATAGCATTGCGACGCAAACGCGAGGTTCCGTTGTATGGTCTAGCCATTCTTGAATAATTCCAACTCTCACGTCCTCCTCCATAAATTCCTCCTGTTTATCCTCTATATATCGCTGTAAATTCTTCGGAAGAATTAACTTAGGTGTTCTATCGGCCCTTTCAAAAAGCTCCATGGCTTCTCCCCAAGCGTTTGTAAAGTCTGACGCTACGGCCTGTGGATCATCAAACATGGATTTCAGGACGTGTTCTTTTCTCGTGACTATCGGAAGGAATCGTCTATTGCCTGTTCTATCAGTCAGGAAACGGTCATTGTTGGTTGTTCCGGCAAATACACACACTCTTGGTCTCTGCTCTGTTCTGCGCCCATATGGAGGTCTGTACGTGTCCACTGTGGATGTTAAAAATGCTTTGATGCTCTCAACTTCTTTTGCTTTTTTAGTAGCCAGCAGTTCCGCCAGTTCCACCATCCACATACCGCGAAGCTTTTCCGGGGCTTTGTCGCCCTCGACTGTATTGAAGTTGTCGTTATACCATGCGTTATTGAGTGATAAAAGTCTCAGGAAGGTAGATTTTCCAATTCCCTGTGAGCCGTATAATACTGGCATGTAGTCAAACTTACATCCCGGATGGAACGCTCTGCTGATTGCACCTAACATAAACAGTTTCATACATTCCCTGGAATACTCTGTGTCTTCTACTCCCAGATATTCTGGAAGTAGTTTGTTGATATATCCGGTCTTTTTATTCCACTTATTCTTATGAATGTCAGTAAGCATATCAACAACAGGGTTGAATCTGTTTCTATTTGCCACGATATTAAGTGCTTCCATGATCTTCTCCAGACTCTTTAGCCCATATTTTGATTCAATGTACGACTTCAAATTGCTGTCATCACTGTTGCTCCATTCCCTATACATGTTTACGTGCTCCCACGGGAGACTCCCACAGACAAAGGGCGCATATGACAACTCGTTGTATTTAATATGTCCATACAAATCAGGGTCGTATTCAATGGCTTCACACATATTCTTAATGCTCTGAATCATTGTTCCTTTTTCTGTAAAATCAAACTCCGGATCCCTCCACCCTTGCGTTGCAACCCCCTCTGAGTCAATGTGAATGGGCTTTCCTTTATCATATCTAGTCGCACTTGATACAATGACTTTGACTTCCTGTTCAGTCAATGGAGGCGAGCAGGAACTTTCATTCTCAGCCATGGTAGCGGCGAACACTGATTGATCTGACGCTCCTTTCGCCTGCATCATACACGCAAAACGAAAAAGCATCTGATTTCTTTGTCCTGCTGCCACGATATTTGGCATGGTAAAAGTTGTACCTTGTTTCTGATCGTCATGGTTCAGGAAGTATTCTACATTGTTATCGGCCTTTGCGATCTCAAATTCGTCCGGTGAGTATTCCCATTCATACCGATTGCCATTCTTATGTATTGATGGAGGAGCTACTACATACCCGCCATTTCCACGAATATCTACACCATCAATAATTCCGGCTCGGTTCTTTATTTTGCCATTTCCACGATAGTACAAATGGTATCCGCCACGCCCTGTGATAGCCGTCCATGTTTCTGGGAAATCACCGTGTTCACGCTGCCAATCTTCAAGTGAATGGTACCCATCTATTCCGCGATCTTCGTCAATGTCTAAATCAATTACAAATACATTCTGGCTAACTGAACCAGTCGCAAGACCTATGTTTGCATTTGGATATTTCTGCCACCAGGCTTTTATTTGAGCCGCGTCCGTAGTTGCGTCCTTACATCCACCCCTGGTAAGCGGAACTTTATCGCGGTACTTTAACGGGAAGACAGCAAATCCTTTTTTGGCATATTCGATAGCCGCATCATACATACTCGGATATTCACTCATTGCTATCACCTGTGAGTTGAATCGAATTTACAACCATCAAACTCACCCCTTTCAAGTCTTTCTTTTAAATCTCTGTATAAAATTTCTTTTATCAGTCTTCCAGATGTTTCCTCTTTGCAAAAAACCACATTCATGTTGTATCGGACCATCCATGCGATACTGGACGCTAAAAACGCATTGGAGTTGAATTTGCTTCGATATTTACCGTTCAAAAGGTTTTCCCAGCTCGAATTTTCGCAGATGAGGTAAATCCTGCACTGCTGATCTAATGCTCGCTCAAACTCTCTTTGGAACCTCTCACGTCCTCTGGTAAAACACGCAGCTAATTCATCTAAATTCATTTTTCGTTCTACCACGCAGAATGGCTTAATGGTTTTGCGTGTATCGAAAAGCGAACTGCCATCTGGTAATATTGCATTATAGGTGTAATCACCATAATCCAATGTTGCTCGACTGTACGGAGCGGAAAAGGATTTATACCGCTTCTCCGCTCGCTCGGTCGCTTGTTCCCTGGAATCAACAAGAATCTGGAAAGACTTTAAAACTTCTTTTTGATCAAAAATATCCATTAGTTGAATGGCATCTCCTCATCTGCACCGTCTGGAACACTCATGAAATCATCTGAATTAGTGCGTGAAGAATTATTACTACTTAAGATTTTGTCTTTTGGAAGTTTATAATCACCGGAGCGGATTTTATCGACTTTACAGAAGGCTGCCAAATTGGTGGCTCTTCCAACACTTCCATCATTCTTCTCATACTCTCTTTCGTTGAAAAGACCGCCGGCAATTTTGCCTTTGAATTTCTGTTCATTCCAGTCAAAATGGTATCCCGGATTGGATTCTTCAAGGGCTTCTGTAAATGTTTTAAAACGTCTCTTCGTCCAGTTATCTTTTTCTGATCCGTCATCATTCGGAATATTTAGAAGATAATTGCAGTGCCATTTCTTATCCTCACTCTGCTGGGCTTTATACTCTTTTGCATAGAAGCCCGTATATTCGCCTTCTGCAATATCGCAACTGATTTTTACATACTGACCTACACTGTTGTTACAAACTTCGGCTCCAAGAATTTTCACCACATAGCCACCTTTTGGAAGTACTTCATAATCTCCATAAGCCTGTGTTTTTTCATAATCTCCAAATCTTTTAATTGCCATGTTTTTTATCTCCTTTTTAAATATTTGTTATAGTCATAGCACATAGAAATAGCTTCTTCTTTGCTTGAACATTTCCTGTACTCGCGAATTGCTTTGTCATGGTATAATTGATGAATATAATGCGATTCGCATCTTATCCGATAGGCGTATCGGCCTATTAAAAATACATACCAGTTTTGTTCTCTCATCAAAACTCCTTCATAACTTCAATGACTTTTGTAATATCATTTGGAATATATTCCTCTTCAAATGCTCCCAGTGGCGTTCTTGCAGTGTCATTATGAGAAGTGGTTGAAAAACAATAAGTGTTCTCCTGCTTCATTGATCTGAGCAACCAGTTGAACTTACTGTCGATGTTGTTTTTCTCAGTCTTCCTTCCATTGGTTTTGATTCTGGTAAACTCATAGCCTGCGTCAGTCATTTCTGTTTGCGTGTGGAACAGCAGGATCACTGTCAGATCATCTCTGAGCTTTGACGGAATATCTACCAAGTCCCAGATGCTCGAGGCGAGGTCCATCCACTTGTCATAGCCTTTCTCTTTGCATCTTCTCATTTCGTCTGATACCATTAAGTTATTTACGGTATCAACAACGAAATAATGGATATGTGGTGCTTTTTCTGCAATGTTTAAAAGATATTTGATTATAGTCTGCGGAAAACTGGTCTTTACATAATTGTTCTTATCAGCGGAATACTGATCTCTCCACCCTTTCCAATTCAGACCTTTTCCATCGCAATCACAGTAATAAGTTTCTTCTGGATTGAGATTGCGAAGGGATGTACTTTTACCACTTCCGGGTTCACCCATGATTCCAATTAAGTTTGCCATAGCTCACACCTCCGCTTTGTCGTATACGATATGTTTGCTACCTTCTACAATCAGAAGACTTGCGATCTGGCGCATTGATAAAGTGCTTTCATTGTAAATTTCTGTCAACGCATTATACGCTTCCCCGGTCACTTTTACCGCCATGTCTCGTTCTGACACTACTGCCTTTTTACGTGCCGGTATATGGATTTCAAATTCAGTCATTTTTGTTCCTCCTTATATGATTTCTGAGCCACTAAAAGCCCATTTAGAGCCTGTACATAGCTCGCCAATGTTCTCGCCTTGTACTGTTCTTCAATTGGATTATCCGGCACTGTAGCAAGTTGTATGTCGATTAATCTCAATACTTCCTGAATGCGTTCGTCCATATTTACACCACCTTGAAAAAGCAATACAGGTTATCTGATGTATCTCCGAACTTCTCTCCGTCGATGTCTTCGGCTTTGTGGTATTCGATATGGTCCAGTGACATATCGCAGTTCTCATAATCCAGAATGTAATCACCTCTGGATTGAAGCTCTCTGAGCAGTTCATTGATACATCCTGCTATCTCCAGACTGGGAAGAAGTTTCATAATTGCTATCTGTTTACTCATTTGGACACTTCCCATCTATCAGAAGTTCCAACAAGAATGCTTTGATTTTATTAAGCTTTTCACGGCTTTCTTTCTCATAAAATGGGTCAAAAGATACATTCTGATACAAGTCCCACTTAAATACGCCTACAGGAAGTCTAACATCCTCTTTTCTTTTAAGCCCTCTTACATCCAAACCATAGCCTGAAAAATCGAATGTGACACTTGCTGTCGGAACTTCGTTCGCAACTCTTTTACAAAGTCCATAAATTTCATCAATCTCTCTCTCAAACATCTTCTTATCCTCCTTATTTTCTACTGCCAGTCTGCTTTCATCTGGCGTACCGCCCATGCTGCCGAGACACCAAAAAGGATGTTCAGCCAGATAGGTATATCCACATATTTCCCGGCAAGCATACAAACAGCAATTAGCATATACTCTTTCATTTCATTTCTCCCATAATCCACGCCAGATTGCTTGCTACCAGTGCGGCTGCGGTCACAATCCATGCCGTGAACCATTTTCTTGCTTTTTTTCTACTTTCTTCGACAATTTCTGTCGCAAGAATGAACTCAAGTTCGTCCCATGTCGGAACGTTTTCACATTTATTTGTGCTATTTCTACTCATATCGTGCTAATTTCTCCTTTTTAGTATTTACAATTAGCAGATACGAAGTTATAATTAACCTGTACCTACTAAGTGTGGTTTAGTGGGTGCAACGCTCCGGGGCGGAGGTGTCAGCTCCCTCCGGGGCACTATCGCTTTAATGCTTCTTTCCCTCTCCAGATATATCCTGTTTCTTCCCAGAGTTTTCTTGGAGAGATAACAAATTCTATTCTGCCAGAACCTTTTCTGTCGTGAATCACTTTATTCCCACGATACGCCGTACCGATAGGCAGCCATCCATAGATGATTCCTGCTCTGACAGATGGTGTAGGAATGCCTGTCATTTTGCTCACGTCTGATACTGTCAGGCGTTCGTTTGAAAACTCCGGCATCTGTGGAATGCCCGATATGATTCTCGCAACCTCTGCGGCGAACTGATGAACTTCTGCATTTTCTTTGATGTAAGTATCAACTTCACTCATTTCATGCTCCTTTCATATTTGTTTTTATGAATTTTTTTTACCTTTGCTTTCTTCTTTCTCTTTTGAGTTTTGAATGGAGATTTCTTTCCGGTAAAATGCGTAAAATTATTTGCTCCCATTATTTATCACCTATTGTATTTCCTTTCCCCTCTACCTATAATGCTTTTACAGGCACCGACATGCCGAGTATAACGAAAGGGGAATTATATGGTTGAAACAATCACTCGACTGTATCACTGCCACAAGATTCACAAGCATGTGACTGTTTATGAAGAGTATGAGGTTTCTGGTAACAGTCGCCGCCTACTGCGGTGCTCATGTCCATATCATCAATACACGGAAATGAAGCCGCGCTGTGATGGGTATAATGACCATGGTTTTCAATGTGGTTATGCAAAAAATCAATAACCAGGCTCACTAACTCATCTGGTCGCTCACTTGGCGATAGGTAACAGTAAAGCCGTAGGTCACATTTGCAACAGTCTCCACCAGATTCTTTGCAGTGCTGGCTGACGGCTTTATTAAATTGTAATGCGTCCATTTATGCTCCTTTCTACTCAATACACATTTGAGCATTGCAGTCCCTGATGCGCATTACTGTATTTGTACATGGATGCCAGTTCTTAACATATTCCATAGCTTCTTCAAATCTCAGTTTAGGGATGTTATTACGGGCATTTACTGCGAAGTAAGTCTTTATATCCCTGTTGCATTCGGCAAATACTTTCTTGCCAATTTCCTTGTAAGCATTTGACTCTTTCCCGCCAAGGTGAGCAATTACGACACTTGACACTAAGTCTCTAATAGATTCCTGCTGTGCGTAGTCAATAGTCATGGTATTTTCAAGTCTGTTAAGCCGCTCTTCGTGATCTAAGAATCCTGTCGCAATAACCTGTATCTGTTCAACTGTCGTCAGTGGCTTCTGATATGAGCCTGTCTTTCTGATTGTCGGAAGAACTTCATCCATAACCCATGATTCGAATTTCTCTGCCGATGGAAGTTTCGACTTCATAATTAAGCGGTACAAATCTCCCTCATTTATGTATGACATTGACTGAATGCCACTAGATGTAGGGGTGTCGCGTTTCACGACTCCCTTGCAATGCCTTGATACGGCATCTCTGGGATTGTTATATCCAAGAGCTTTGGCAACATCAGTGCCAACAAAGTACGGTTTACCGTCAATTTCTATTGTTCGAATTTCTCCGAACTCCCCTGAATTAAAAATCTGTAATTCGTTCATAAGTCTCCTTTCTTGTGATATACTCCCTATAGATGGGAGGTGATTAAAATAAATCAAATTATTTCAATTTTAAAATCGGCTAAAGGAATCATTACGTTTGAAAATGTTTCTTTTATCCTTGGGTTAATAGGGTCTGCTGGAACTGCTTGGCAATTATTTCAATCACGGCGTAATCTTCATTTAAGCTTGCCTTATTTTGGATATAGCCCAGAAAAACAACTGGCTTTGGCTTATATCCAGTTTGACAATCTCTCAAATTCCGTAATATCAATTACAGATGTCTCCATTGTTATTAACGGAATTACATATCCATGCAATAAGTTGCCAACTATCGTTGCTTCTTCAGACCGGAAAATCGGTGGAAAAACCGTTTCTTCCGACAGCTTGTACAACATGTCTCTTCCGGTTTGTTTGTCTGGATATGGTGGAAGCAGCGGCTACTTTGTGTTTCAGATTCCATTAGAATCTGTTCCACCTGACTCCACACGCCGGACATTTTTAATTTCGACCAGTCGTGGCTCGTCATTTCGAGTTGAACTGAAACCTGACCGAGAATATTTTCACTGACGGTGCAGTCTAACATTTTTCTTCACCTCCTTTGTTCTTTATCCCTCAATGCGATTGCGTAACCCAAAGTCATCCGCAAATAACTTTCTTTGTTTCGTTTTTTTGATTTTGTGTTATACTCTCCTTTGGAAAGGAGGTATTAAAAAAATGACTTATGATGAATTTATGTCGGTCATTAACTCTGATGTTGAAAGAATCCTGTCGGAAAATTCCGCTAATATTGCTCAGAGCCTGTTACAAGGTCTGCCGGAAAACGAACCTTGCATATCAAAAGAACAATTCCAAATCATCAGAAATGCCGTAAATACATCTATTCAGTCTTCTGTTCAAATAATGTTCGATTACCTAGATTCATTCGGAATGCTGGAATATGAACACCTGACTGAGCATCACGAACCGCCCGTTCTAAAAGTGATTCAGGGCGGACTTTCGGACACTGAGAAGAAATAATTTGTTGCTGGTCTTGAAGTTGCGATTCAAGGCTGGCAATTCTTCTTTCCAGGGACCGGAATTTTCTCCTTGCTGATCTGCTCAACTGTTTTCACTTCCTTTCTAGTTAAGAACTTTGTAGATGGTTTTAATCTGTCTGTTTACTTTCTGGAATCTTCGGTTCAAGGAACTTGTCAGTTTTATCGGGATTCTTGTATTTTGCAATTGTTTCGCCGACCCCAAGGAAATACCCCTTGTCAAATTCCGACATATTAGGAACTGCCTTGGTTATTGATTCAAGAATCTTTTTTTCTTTTTCAGACATGCACTCACTCCTTTCTTGTGATATACTCTCCTGTAAAGGAGGTGCTCATTTGATAACAAGATATCAATATAAAATATTGAAAAAAGCTTTAAGAAATTGTGGATTTACTCCTGGTAATCAGCGTGAAGCAGATGCTTGCAGATACCTTTTCGGTAAAAAGTGCTTTATGCGTTCAAGGTCGCAAGATCACGCATATGAAATCACACAAGCGGGTGAAGTCGCCATGAAAGCATATTTTCAAGATATATCCAGATTTTGGATAACAACTGTTCTGTCCATCATTGCGCTGATTACAGGTCTTTTCTCAATCTTTATACAATCAGAGCCACTATTGCAATTATTAGAGAAACTATTGCAATAGCTCCTAATACATGTGTATCGGTAGATAATGAATCTACATAATGCGAATACATCTGCAAAGTTTCTTTCACTGTAAATTCAACGTCTACCTGTTCACATGGTTCTTTTTCAAAGATACAGTCCATATCTACTGCCCCGCCAAACGGAATAGGCTCATCTGGAGGAACAATCCTTCTTTCTGGCATCTTTAAATCACCTTTTTCACCTGTTAGAACTGCTTTCTTGATTTTGTTTGTCTGGTCTTGTAAATCCCAGATACGATTCCACAGGTCAGAAATTGTTTTGTCGATTTCTTTTTTCTTGTGCTTCACTGTTTTCACCTCCTTGTTTTTGTTGATGAACAAATAATAGCACTTACATTCTTGTTTGTCAACATGTTTTATCAAATTATTTTCAATTTTTCTTGTTGACCAACAAGCGTAATAATGGTATACTTCATATTAAGAAAGGAGGAACAATGTTGGAAACGATAGGAGAAAGAATCCGATCTATCAGAGAAGAACATCACATGTCCCGAAGAAAATTCGGAGAGGTTCTCGGCACTAGCGAAAACGCTATTGTCAATATAGAATATGATAGATTGAAACGTCCTGACCAGAAAGAACCTATATATAAGCTGATTTGCAAAGAATTTGGAATTAATATGGAATGGCTTATGTACGGGACTGGCGATAAAGAATGTGATGATTTAAGAGATGCTCAAATTTCCGAGTTTGTTGGAAGAACTTTTGAAAACGAATCTGAAACGTTCAAAAAAAGGTTTATTGCCATGCTTTCATCATTAGATGAATCTGATTGGGAAACACTTGAAAAAATTGCAAATTTGCTTCAAAACAAAAAAGAGCAGGAATAACACCTGCTCTCTTTTTATAAGATACCACGAACAAAATGATAAATTATCTTTAATTTTCTGGAGTCCATCTTTTCTAAAAGTTTAATTATTTTTTCTTTATAGTCCATAAATAACCCTCCCTGTCACAACTACCGCCTACACTACAGTATATGTCCGGCTGTGGGAAATAGAACCGAACATTAGTTCGTTTTTGCTATTATACCACCTATTCCGACTCTTGGCAACTGCCAATGATATATGCGAACTTTCGTTATTTCATACACGAACTTTGCAATCTCAAAGGAAATTATGCTTTCACAGAAGAAAAATGCGAGATCACAAACTTTTCTGTGGACTTCCCTCAGATTATGGTTCGGCGCAGACTTCTCCTGATATGCGGCACTGGTGATCTGCACATCATTGTGATTGTTCGGGACAATCTTTAGCGGAATATGTATCGTGCAAAATATCTTAAATATAATTAGGAAGAATGCAAATATCTTAAAACAATTATTTTTCATAACGAATCACTCTTATCCTTTACAAATCATGCTATCTGCGATAAAATAATAATACCACATAAAAGCGTACTTTTGCATGACACTTCAAAATCAGCAAGAAAAATGTAAAAATCATCAAAAATGGCATGATTTAAAGAGTATGTGCAAAGCGTAACAGGAGGAAAAAATGTATGAGTAATGAAAAAACAAAAATCTGCAAGCACTGTAAAATGGAAATCCCAGCAGGAGCAAAGATATGTCCTCATTGCAGAAAGAAACAGGGCGGCAAGCTGAAATGGGTAGTTCTGGCAGTCGTTGTTATCGGAGCTGTGGGTGCGGCTTCTGGCGGAAGTTCTGACACAAAAACCACAACCACTTCTACTGCAAAAACAGAATCCAAAGAAGTAGCAACACCTACACCAGTAAGCTATACCTCTGTATCTGTAAACGATATGATGTCTGCTTTGAACGATAACCCGCTTGGAGCATCAAAGCAATACAAAGACCAGTATTTAGAAATCACTGGAAAGCTTGGAAATATTGACGCTTCTGGAGACTACATTGACCTCATGGCAGATGGTGATTTTGAAATCATTGGCGTACAATGTTACATTAAAAATGATGAGCAGGAGTCAAAAGTTACATCTATGAAAATGGGTGACATGGTGACTTTGAAAGGAAAATGTACAGACGTAGGTGAAGTTCTTGGATATTCATTTGACATTGAAGAAATAGAATAAATAAAATCACCCCGGCATTGGCGTACCGAGGTGGCGTTTATACATCTCCGAAGAAATGTAATATTCTGGCAAAACATATTGTATCATCTTCGGAGCAGTCGGGCAAGTCAGAAAGTTTGTTCGGCTGTTATTTTTATACCTAAAATACAGCTACAGAAAGAGGGAATAAAAATGGCGAAGAAAAGAAAGAAATACCCGAAGCTCCCTAACAGTTTCGGAACAATACGGTACCTGGGCAGCAACCGTAGGAATCCATTTGCGGTCCATCCTCCGGCAGTACTGGATGAAAAGACCGGAAAACCCGTCCGACCGCCTGCAATCTGCTATGTAGACGACTGGATTAAAGGATTTACTGTACTGACCGCATACAAGGCAGGAACATATCAGCCAGGGATGGAACGGGATCTTGAGATATCACCTACAACGGACGTAGATACCCTTGTTACTCGTTTGATTGCTGACTACAATACAATCAAGGGCGTCGAGGATAAACACCCGGAAATCAAGAAATTGACGTTTTCAGAGGTATATAAGAAGTTTTACGCATGGAAGTTTCCAGAGGGTTCAAAACTTTCTTATAGTTCAAAGATAGCTTACCAGACCGCTTATTCAAATTGCACTGCTCTGTATAATCGTGTATTCGAGGATTTAAAAGCGCCAGATCTGCAAAAGGTAATTGATGACTGCCCGTTAAAACGTCAGAGCCTTATGGCAATTCTTACGCTGTTCAAGCAGATGTATAAATATGCTGTTTACTCAGAAATTGTAACAGAAAACAAGGCTTTGTATGTAAAAGTCAACGTGGATGACGACACTGAACATGGAACACCATTTTCTGACAATGAGTTAAAAATTCTCTGGAAGAATTCTGCTGATCCGGAAGTGCAGCTTATATTAATCATGTGTTATTCTGGCTGGAGAATCGGCGAAGTACTTAAGTTGACGACTAACTTGGAAGAGAGATACTTTCAGGGCGGGATCAAGACTAAGGCAGGAAAGGACCGCGTAGTACCAATTCATTCGGCGGTATACGAATTTGCTAAGCAAAAGGTTCTTACTCAAGGCGGGAAGCTCTGTGTATATACTCAGCAGCACCACCGCAACGCCCTGTTCTATCCTACGCTTGAACGTCTTGGAATTGTTGGCGATCCGAAACACACGCCACACGACTGCCGCCATACTTTTTCCATGTTATGTGAAAAATACGGCGTCCGGGAGAACGACCGGAAGCGAATGCTGGGTCACTCTTTTGGTGGAGATGTTACAAACGCGGTATATGGACACAGGACACTAGAAGAGCTCCGAACAGAGATTGAAAAGATAAAAGTCCCATTTGTGACTAACTGTGACTAACGGAATCTTATTTTATCAATTTTATTCATCACAATTCAGAACATAAAAACGCGTGAAAGCCTTGTAAAATCAACATTCTCAGCGATTTTGCAAGGAATTCACTCATTTCATTTTCATTATTCTAATTGTATTCAATTAGGGCATTAATTAGAACTATGTAAATGTCAGAAAGTCCTTTAAATACAGTACTTTAGAGGATATTTAATTAGGAAATGTTTTTTCTTATTTGTGACCAACGTGTGTCCAACGAACTAATAGGATTTACAAAACGAAATGATACAATATGTTATAAGAAGCATGATTCCCGGGGTGCTATCCCCGGGAGTTTTTATTTATGAATTTCTGAAATTCTGGTGAATGTTCCTTTTGGGACAAATTCAAAAACAAACCCTTCTGTCGGATGCGGGATGCGGATGAAGTACCATTTCAGCCCAGAACTGTCAGTTTCTGTGTACTTCATTACCTCTACAACTGCACCTTTTTTTAGTTTTGGAAACAGTTTAGATGGGCTATTTTTGTTTGATTTTGTATAACATTTTGTGTCTTTTTTAATCTGCGCAATGTAGGCTCTGGTGTTCTGTTTTTTGACTGTATCTGAGTCTGAAACTGGCGTTGTATCTTTGACTAAACTGTAGTTTGGAGTGCAGAATTTTGTTCCAGGCATCTGGCTGTTAAGATAGCTCTTTGCACAGACACCGCCGCCATTTGCGATTATACCGGATGCGCCGGAAGTGTTTCCTTCAATGGTATAGAACATGTCTCCAATCACGGCTGTTACTATACCGGTATGAGTAAATGTTCCGTTACGGTAAAAGATTACGATATCACCAATCTTTGGATTAGCATTCTTTGTAAACAGATTGCCAAGTGTCGGACAGTATACATAAGGCCAGTGTTTTAAGAGTTCCTTTGCTTTCTCCTGTCCAAAAGCTTTCATGAAGCACCAACTCACAAAGCCGGCACACCATGGCTGTCCTTGATAAGATGGCTTTACATCTCTCCAATATTTTGTATAGTTATTGGAACCTGCATTTGCTGTCTTGCTGTCAAGCTGGCTATTGCTTGCTTTTTCAAGATATCCAACTTCATTCTTTGCGATCTGGATTAATTTGTCAATTGCGTTCATGCCTGTTTCCTCACTTTCTGGAAAATGTGTTTTTAGTGCATTATAAACAAATTTCTGTCTGTCCTTATATGCCCCGACTTGGTTCCCTGTGTCGGTCTGACAGGCTGCATAGAGATTATCGAGTGTATATGGTTTCTGAGTCTTTGCCAGAATCCTCGTTACTGCTCCCTGTCCGCCTTGATGCCTAAAATTCACGCACATGGCTTGCGCTCTAGCGTCCGTAACGCCCTGTTTAAGGGCTTCATCTGCATAGGTGACTAATTGTTCATCCATAAGGTTATCTTGACATTTAACGCCGATTTTGGACGAAATAAGCTGAACGATTAAATTTGCAAACTGGCTGTTTCTGGAAATGTTAAAGCAAGACCAGTCTGTCTCCTGCACCTGCTCCCATAATCCGATACTGTCCAGTCTGTTCCATTGTGCCGTATCTGCATCATGAATCCGTTTCAAAAGTGTTTGTGCTTCGGTTGCGTACCACTGTCCTGCCCCGATTGTAATTGCGTGTTCTTCAGAAGAATTAGTGTAAGCTTCTGTGAAGTCCGAATAATCCTGCTGTCCATAAACCTGTCCGCCGGTTTCGACTGCGTAAATAATCTTTCTCAGGACGTTCTTTTGTTCAGTTGTCATGTTGCCCGCTCCTTTCACAAAGATTCTTACCTAATTCTGATTATAGCATTTAGCGTTAAGGCATCTCTGTACCAATTTAAAAATCCGACAGGTGATTGCCTGCCGGATAATGCTAAATAACATATTTGTGATGATTGTATCTGACCGACTCTTAATTAACCTTTTGCATAAATCATAGTTGTATGGAGATTTAAGATCGCTGCGTTTCGCTCCGCTACACTTAGCTGATGAGGAACCAAGGGCGCACCCCGCCAGAAGCGGAAGCATCGGCGTTGGCCGCACCACCATCGCTGAACACACGGCAGAAATCCGAAGAGGAACGAGCCGCCCTGAGCCAATACCATGATCTGCAAGATGAGATGAGAGAGTGGTTATGTTTGAATGCTGCCAACTGGGATTTATTTGTACCAGTATCAAAACCATTCTGAGAAGCCTGTGACCAAGCTCTTGTTCCATAGACCATCTCTTCATTCATGAGATCAATCTGTCTTGAATACCAATCCCATCCACTAGAAATACCATTAGAGACAGTATTAACTAATAAATTCCTATAAGTAACAATATGAGATTCACCAAAGTCTGCCTTAATCTTTGTAAGAGCTTGATCGAGTCCAGACTTATACATCTTGGAACCCACATAACTACCCTCTGTGGTATTTGTATCATTCATCACATGACTGTACATCGGTGCATCAGGAACTACTAAGATGTGATGAGTATCTAAAGATGTGCCACCAGTTTTGTATAAATAATCGAAATCCATAAATCTATATGTAGTTCCATTGATTACAAGGTAGTCACCACAATACATATCTTTGAATGTACCGTTCTTGATATTGGCAGACATTTCCGCAGTAAACTGTGTACCTAAGTTTTTACCGCGATAAATAGCATTATGAGCAGCTGCATTGTCATAACCAACAATGTCATTAAGTTCATTAATCGCTCCCAGAATCGTTTTGTCGTTCGTCTGAAGCTTCTCGAATACTTTGTCGGCAATTTTTCCAAGTACCCAGTCTGAAAGAGTAGACAGTGAAAGGCGTTTATTTGCCTTTCCTGCCGTATCAAGTGTCATAATCTCATCATTATCAGCTACTGTAGTTTTTATAGTATAATCTGTCCACTTTGGCATAACTTAAATCTCCTTTTCTAATTTTTCAATTCTTTCAATAAGATTATTAATAGTTTCCTGCTGTGAATCTAGCTGCTGTTTCTGCAGTCGTACCAACTCGAACACTGCCGGAAGGAGTTTTTTCGGATCCCAGTCCTCAACTTGTCCTTTTTCATTGTATTTGACAGCATCAGGAAAATACTTTTCCACAAGTTCTGCGTAAAATCCGGGTATCTTGCGCTTATTATCAGGGTCGTTTTCCATCAAATAGCCTTCTTTGTATTCGAAGAATACTGGTCGTAAATCATAAAGATTTTTTACATCTGATTCTTCCATGAAAGACAAATGTTTTTTGTATCGTTTTGATGAAGAAGCCTTTTTAAATACAAAACCGCCGCCTGTCATTGATAATGAGGTTAATACTAAATCAGTACCTGATCCAGTACTAATGTTTCTCATTTGCACGCTTTTATTTAGGCGACTTACTCCGGCTACGGTTAAATCTCCTCGAATAGATGCATCAGCTAAATCTGTGCCAGTACCTTCGCTGTAAAAATGGCCGTTATTTCTTGCTTCGATATGACTATTAGATTTAATAATTCCGTCCGCTTCAATGGTCTTTGTTGCGCTAATAGCACCAGCCGAAACGCTACTCGCCGAAACGCTAGTATTAACCGAGATTGATCCCGCATGCACGGTTCCTGTGTAAAGATCAATTCCCCTAATTCGTGTTCCATATAACGTCCCGTACCCCGGCACATATACTCCTGTATCCGTCTTTGAATAAATTTCCCCAGTTGAAGCGTCCAGTGTTACTTCTCCATACGTGCCTTTTTTTGCCGAAAGTTTTTTATATCCGACTTCCCATCCAGCCAAGGAACCTGTATCAATATAATCGGCATTAATATATAACTTTTGATTATATAAATAAATTCCTTGAGTCTGACCGTTATTGGTCAATTTATTAAAGATTTCCAACTGCGTCATATCTGACGCGTCTTTGCCATCATCGCCTTTTTCTCCATATACACCGATAACATGTGGAGTAGTGTTCACACTCGTTCCGTCCGTGTATGTGGTTGTCTGATAATTCCACAAATATCTTTTAGATGATGTTGGTGTCTGCACGGATTCCGTCCAACCTGATGTGAATGTTGTCACACCTGATGAACTTGAAGAAGCAAGGTAATGTTGTGCAATTACAGATACACCGTTTCCAGTATCACCTTTTATCTTCGTCCAGCTGTAATCACTTGGATTTGTAGAATCATTCTCTTTAAAATCGGTATACTGCCCGATGTAAGTCTTGCCTGCGCTATCAGACACTGAGAAACCTGTTTTTCCGTCAGAACTGGTCGCATAAGCAATATGGAGATAAGATGTTTGCCCGTTATCTCCATTTGTTCCAGGGATTCCTTGTGCCCCGTCCTTGCCTTCAAATCGACTCCATGTGTATTTGCCAGGGTCGTCGCTATCCGCTTCTGTATAGTCCACATAAGTGCCAATATAAGTACTTGGCGTTTCACTCATCTGACTGGAAGAAGTCGGGTTTGCAACAGAACTATATTTGATATGAAAATAAGATGTCTTTCCGTCCTGACCGTCTTTTCCGCTTATTCCGTCTTTTCCATTTATTCCCTGAATACCCTGTAATCCCTGAATACCCTGTTTCTGTTTTGCAATTGCAAACTGCTTCTCAACAGAAAGATTATTATAAGAAACTGACACCGTAATAATTCCTGTATCAGATGAAAGTGCCGTTACTGTATATGTTGCTCCTGATTTTGAACCCGTAACCCCGCTTCCGGCAGTAAATGTTATAGTTGCGCTGTTTGTAACATTCTCATCGCCATACAACGCCGTCACCGTCGTTTTGCACTCAGGGAATGCTGTGTAATTGCCTTCCGCATCCGTTGGAATACCCTGATACTCATTCGATAATGTTACATTTAGAGTCTTATATTTCTTCGCTTCTTCCGTAGCCGCATCCGTGGCAATATCGGATACGCTCTTGCCCTGCAAAGAAAATTCGGTGGCAAGAATATGAACTTTCCCGTTATCATCAATGTATAAGGTTGTTTGGTTGTCCTTATCAATAACCTTAATTCCTTTCGCATTGATAAATTTGCCTGCCAAAACGCCTGCAAGGATGTAATTTGCATTGATATACAGTTTCTTGTCCTGTATATAAATTCCCTGGTCTTCACCGCCGTTCGTCAGCTTATTAAATACTTCATCCTGTCCAAGGCTTGTATCATACTCTTTTACCGCATTGTCAATGTCGGTTTTATCCACATATTTGAAATCAATCCAGTCAGTATCGGTAAATGCACCATCCGACCGGCTTCTAACCGCTGTTTTGATAGAAGCTTCGCCGTCTGCTTTTGATGTGACCCAGAAATCTCCCATGTTGTATGGTGGTTTGGGCTGTTCGAAATAAACTGCCGCTTTCCCATCAATCTTATCAAACAGATAGTCTGGTACTTCCTGTTCTACCCATTTATTTCCATCCCAACGCCAACGCGTGTTATTTGCAGTATTCTGCCAAAGGTCTCCTTTGTGGACGTATTTGCCTTTTTCCCAAACAATTAAAATCTCATTTCCGCCTACGTCCAGAATGGAATTGCCATCAACATCTGTCCACGGAATCTCTTCTGTTTCTATCCATTCAAGCGCCGGGTCTGTATCCTGGCTCCAGGTCTGAATCTTACCATCAAGTTGCTCTTGGAGGCTTTCAATCGTATCGGCAAAAACGCCTTTGATAAAGGCTGTAACTGCTGAATCATCTGTATACTTAGATGCTCTCACCCAGTCATCGGCGTCATAGCTTGCGCCCTCTGCCTTTGCCTTTTGACACTTAAGAATGTCCCCTGTCTTTCCCTGAACCCATAAATCGTCAATATCGTAAGGCGGCACCGGCTCTGCTCCGAAAATTCTTTTCTTTGAATTTGCCGTGTTTTGTGCCTGTGCCGCATCAGCCAGAGCTTTAACCACCGCAGTATCTTTTACATAGTCCCACTTGTATTCGCCATTAATCTTTGCATATCTGTAAGCCTGCCCGCCATATTCTTCGTTGTTTACAATATAAAACAGGTCACCTAAGTGTTTCTCTTTGGTTGTATCATCTGCCCAAGTGGATGCTGGTTCATTATTACCATCAGGAACATAGTCTCCAAAGAATGCTTCTATCTGCCCGTCAATCTGCTCCTGAAGAACCTTAATCTGTGGAGAATATACCTCTGTAATAAATTTCTCAACCTCGGCATTTGCCACGTTCTCAGGCGTTTTTCCTTTGATCGTGAGTTCTGTAGCATTAAGATTGACGGCCCCTGTCTCTGCATCAATGCGGAACGTAATGTTGCCGTCATTGTCTTTTGCTGTGAATCCTCTTGTATTGATCCAATCCGACTGTATACCGATAGCATACAGAATGTTCAGCACTGCATCACCGTTGCTGTCAAATCCAGCTTTCCAAGTCCGGCCTCCGTCTACTGACAAGAAGAATCCATCAACACCCGTCTTGTAGATTACTTTAGAATCAGCAAGCGTAGGCTTGTCGTGACGATATGATACCGAAGACCCGTCTGGCTGAATTTCCTCAGTAAAATAAAATCCAAGTGTATTTGCAGCTAATTCATTCATCTGCTTTAATTTTGCATCATAGGCAGTAATCTTTTTCTCGGAATCTTTCTTTATGTTGTCGACCTCGACCTGCATGCTGTCTGGATAGTCAGCATCGATGTCTTCCATGCTCTTTGCATTACAAGAGAAGCTTGTACTGCCAGAGAATGCGAAGTCTACATCTGTAAGATATGAATAGTAAATATTGCCTTTAATGTCGGAAAATGTAATTCTATCTCCAAATGTGGCGTATCCGATTGCTATGCTGTCACAAGAGAATGGTCTTAATCTCATACCGACAAGTTCTTTTCCGATCAGGTCAACACCCGTCTGTTCATTGCCACTCAGAAGCTTGTTGTCAATCGTGATGACATATCCGTCTGTACCGTACTTATATTCTGTTTCATTATTCACATATTTGACCCCGGTGACAACTACATCATCAACATCATAAGTAAGGTTATTGATAAAATTTGGCTTAAATCCTTTTCGCTCGAGAATTGTCTCAATCTCGTTACTATCAATGTCAAGAATAGTGTTTCCGTTAATGTCGCACCATGGAACTGTTTCTAAGGTAATAGTGTCTGCACCATCGTCAAAAGTGATGATTCGCAAATTATCATTCTCGTCAATGCGAGCGTTGCCGCCTGCCAGAGCTGCAACCATACCGATTACTGCTCTAAAAGTGGTGTTCTCGGGCTTCTTCTGTACTTGATAGTCTGCATTTTTAAATACTGCATCACCCAGCACAATCCCGGTCTGCTGACAGGCATCTTCTAAAACCTCTCTGGCAGAGCATGGAAAAATAAGATTTGTGTTGTAATCCGTCTCTGCCTTGCTCATATAATCCAGCAAAGTAAGATTGATCTCATCGGACGTGGCGGGTTTTTTTGATACAATGAATGTGCCGCGGCGAATGGTTTCCAATCTATCAGACAGTTGCAAATTTAAAAATAGGGTGAACTGTGCCCCGGCAAAGTTGTAGTCAGAGAACCTATCATCAACATTGACCAGCGCCAATGTTGCTGTTTTTTCAATGGCTACACCTATCGGGAAGTCCCCGGAATCAGAAGAATCTACAATACCGTTTCCGTCAAGGTAGAAATCTTCTTTTCCCAGGCTTAAAATTGTCCCATCACGCAGCACCGCATTCGCCGTAACATAATAGTTGCTATTTAAGAGAGATTCTGTCTTTAACTGATTTGTAACATTAATCATACCGGTCGAATGCTCCTTACATTAATAGTTAATCCTGTCCATCGTTCCTCATTATCCTTGAGTGTTTGTGCTGCCATGTTGAAATTAGATGCATAGAACGTCTTGTCAATCCATTCGCCGGGGGTTCGAGGATCTTTGTGATGAAATGTGAACTGACTTTTGTTAATCATAGAGTTAAGAATCGTTGCAATCTCTCCCCATTTAAGTTCACCCCATTCCATGTCATACCCAGCAATGGTTCCCATCGGAGTGTTGTGCATAACAAGATCCTGGCTTCTCTTAGAACTTTCCGTTGATGTAGTTGCGAACACCGGCTTGTATGTGTCAGGGGCCTTTATAGTGACCCCGTCAATTTTAAACTGCTCCTGTGCCATTTACACACCTCCTAACAAGAATGGATTCTGACCGCCGTTTCTGCGTCTCCTAAGTTCCGCTTCATCAATGATAATGTCTAATAGTTTTCTGCCAGATGCATTGACTGTAACATTGTAAGTGTTTCCATTTCCCTGTCCTTTCCCTGACTCTTCCCGGACAATCTGTCGCAGTAAGCTTTCCGGTGTTTCCAGGTTATTCCCTTTCTTCTGGTCTCCTAATACTGCGAGAAATTCACTTCGCGGTGGAATGACTGCACCGCTGGCCAGATACGGAATAGTTCCGACACGCGGGAACGTTGCGTGGAACCCGATTCTCTTTGTTCCGAATGGCGTAGGCACATTCCACGGTCCGAAAGAAAACGCGGATTCGATTCCGCCAATTGCATTATTAATCATCCCAACTGCATTATTAACAATACTGATTGCCTGATTAATTGGCCTTTTGATAAAATCCACGATACCTTCAAATGCTGATTTGACCGCGTCTCTGGCGGCGTTAAATTTATCGGTAATGGCGGTTTTTATCGCTTCGACTTTAGTAGACACAAAAGTAGTAATGCTTTCCCATGCTTGAGACGTCTTGTCTTTTATATTGTCCCAAACGCCTGTGACCTTGACTTTGATTTTCTCAACAATTTTTCCAATAGTCGACCACATTGCATCCCATTTTTGTTTAGCCGTGGACTTCATACTGTCCCAAATTGCGGAAATTTTAGTACCAAGATTTCTGAGCTTGTTGCTAATATTATTAACAAATGTTGTTGTTTTTGTCGAAATCCAATCCCATACCTTACCTGCAACTTCTTTGATTTTGTCCCAGTTTTTGTATAGTAATACTCCAACTGCGATACATGCCGCAACTGCGATTGCAAATATTCCACCCGGGCCAATTGCTACCGCAATGGCTTTGATTCCGCCAATAATCCCTCCGGAACCTGTCATAAGCGCAATAAGCCCTTTCACAAGGCTTGCTATGGTTGTAATACTCCCAACAATATTCTTGGCTAATCCTGCGATCTTGGTTGCCGCAAATGCTCCGATTAACGCTGCTCCGAATGCCTCAACGATGGCTTGATGACTAGCAAGAAAATTGGCTATTTTACTAATCAGATTAATCACTGCCGGTAATCCTACCTCTATTACCCATTTAAGCATTGGAAGTACGATATTTGCGTAAATCCAACTAAGGACATTTCCAATTGCTTCAATAATCGGTGCAAATGAGCTTGTTAAATTTTTGATAGATTCTAGCAATGGATAAAAATTCAAGTTCGCTGCCCATTTCGCCGTAGCTGATGCAATCTTTTCAATAAACTGCATGACCACCACAAGAGCATCTGCAATATTCTGTATAATCTGCGTGCCGACATTGTTCTTATTCCATGCATCAGCAAAACCAGATGCAATATTTCCGATAGTCTCAAGGACGTTCTGGGCAATCTTAAGCATAGTTGTCAGCATCGTTGTGCCAGTGCCATTCGTCCAGACTTCCACAAGGCTTTTGCCTACACTCATAGCTAGCTTTTTAAGACCATCAAGTGCAATCTTTGCCGCATTAACAGTGTTATTGCCCTCTTTTTTCCATGCATCCTGGAATGGTTTCCAGAGTTTTTTAAGTAGATCAGCTAGCTTCTTCGCGGAATTACTGATCTTGTCTAACACATTCTCGCCCTCTGCCACCTTGCCATAATCAACATTCTGCACGGCATCATTCATTTGGCCTAAAGGGCTGCCACTTGTGCTCGGCACTTTTGACGACGAACCCGTACCTTTATTCGTTGAGTAATTATTTATTTCATCTAAAGGGCTAAGATATCCCTTTGCTGCCTTAGTGGCTTTCTTAGTTGCGTCCGCTGTATCATTTGTTGCATCTGCCAGCTTTTCAGCATTATCGGCAGCTTCTCCGTATTGATCGGCTGTGTCGGCTATTGCATCCGTTCCGGCAAGGCCTGCGCCACTCGCGCCTGTTTGTCCAGAAGACTTCTTTCCGGTAATCAATTCCGTAAATGACTTGAAGGCATTTGCCAGAGTTGCTAACTTACCGAGTAAGATATTGATAACTTTCAGAACAGGAGTAAAGAGGTTGATTAATCCCTGTCCGACTGTTGCCTTGAGAGATTGCAGCTGTAACTGCATCACTCGCACCTGGTTCGCCCAACTGTCAGATGTTCGGATGAAATCACCAGATGCGGCAGATAACTGTTTCTGTACAAAAGCCAGACGGAGAGCAACTTTCTCCTGTTCGGTCATTTTAGATGTGGTTTTTCCATAGCCATTTGCAAGTGCATACTGATCAAGTGCACTTTGCGTCATAACGACACCCAAATCTTTCAATGTTTCCGTTTCGCCAGTAAACACTGATTTCAGCTTGATATAAGCCAAGTCCTGACTGATGTTATAAAATGATGCTACATCACCAGTTAGCTGCGTCAAGGCCGTTGACATATCGTAAGCCTGTGCTTCAGAGAAACCGAACGACTTAGACATTGCTCCGAACGTACCGACATACCGTTTAGCCATAGTTTCTGACAAACCGGCAGTTGTCATTGCGTTCTTCGCAAATTCATTAACCTTATCAGACATGGTAGTAAATGTAACATCGACCACGTTCTGAACTTCTGCGAGGTCAGAGCCAAGTTCCACACACTCTTTTCCGAACTGTACCAACTTGCCAACCGCAAAAGCCCCACCAATCAGCAGACCGATTTTTTTTACGGCACTTCCAAGGCCGTTAAATGACTTTTTTATTTCAGACACGCCGTTCTGTACGCCAGACGTGTCCATTCTGGTGTCAATAATGACTGAGCCATCAGCAGCCATGTGTCCACCTCCTAACTATTTGAGGTTAAGCATCTCGTTAAGCTTATCTTTATAAGCCTGTTCCTCTTCAGAGAGACGCGTTTTTATATCAATAAGATTCTTGTTATCATGGTAGAATTTCTTTTCCCATTTATCTAATCTTTCGCCAAAAGCTTTTTTTGATCGAATCCCGATAACTGTATTAAGCAAGCATTCTCCTGTTTCCATAAAATATGAAAAAAATGTCCACCAATGCATATAAGGTACCGCTCTAACTTCGCTATGAATTACCTTGTTTACCGCCGGAATAATCATTTCCCCGTCTTGTTCCCAGTCAATTAAACGGGGCTTAGGCTTGTTCGGATTCTCGTCTTTTTGCCCGCAGTCGATAAATTCACAAGCTTTTTTACAAGCTTCTTCCAAATGTTCTGGTGGAATATCCTGCCAATTCTCATAGAGAATTTTCAACATCACTTCCACTTTTCCATATTCGTTTAGGTTCGGGTCGTTCTGTGCAATCAGAATATCAATAATCGCACGAAAATCTGTTCTGATAGAAAAATCCACCCCACTGATTTTTAGTGAGGTGGGTAACTCATAGGCGGTCATTTTGTGTATTTCTCCGTATACTTATCAACAGTAGCCTGCATTTTTTCCTTTCTTTTTTCGATTTCCGGTGCAATTGCTTCTGAAATCTTATCAAGTACAATATAGGCGAACACTTGACCATTTCCAAAAACAGTTGTTGCGGTAATTGGTTCTTTGAATAAATCCTTAGATGCTTCGTATCCGAGCATATAATTGATTTTATCCTCAATCTGTTTATTGATCTCCGCCATCTCTTTACCAGAGGAAACCTTTTTAACAGATTCCTGAGCCTGTTCAAAGAAAGTTTCCAGTTCTTCCGCTCTTGCTGCAACGTTAATGTCGGTAGGATTCAGCTTAAATGAAGAAAATACTTCTCCCTGTTTGTTTGTGAATGTAAAAAGAAGAAATCCATCATCAATGTTTGTATTAATTATCTTTGCCATTTTCTACGCCCTCCTAAGAATTATTCGCTGTCAGCTGTGAATGAGCCGGAAGTAATATCAAATTTACCTTTGACACGTTCTCCAACGTAATTAACTGTGAACGGAATCTGATAGCCGGATGTATCGCCGCCGTAGGAAGTCGGTACAACGTAGCAGTCCTGCTGGTATGCTTCATACTTGCCTGCTGTGGCTTCTGTCCAGAGATGGACTTCAACTGCTTTTGTCTTGAGGCTGTCGTCTTTGAGACGTCCATCTACGATCTTCTGCAATGCTGTGAACAGATCGGAAGTAGTGTCTGCATAGAACGGATCAGCGTCAGAAGAAACTTCATAGCCGTTATGCTTGAATGTGGATTCTCCAAGAATGTTTTTAGATGTTTCAGTATCTGGATTGAGTTCTACATTGTACTCTTCCAGGTCCTTTCCAAGACGCTCATATTTTGGTGTCAGCCCTCCGCAGAGGGAACCTGCATCAATATAATGAGCCATATATTTACGGTCAATTTTTCCTGTAACTGCCATATAAATGTCCTTTCTGCCTATAACTTTTAAAAGGCTGTGTAAGTTAGCGACTATATCTGATTGATAGCCGGCTGTTACTTGTTATATTACTTCATAAGTGTTTTCGTAGCGCACTGACAATGGTAATAGCCAGTCCTGCACGCCGCTCTCCTGTGGTTCTAAACCATAGGAATTATCACGTGTGATACGCTTTATCACTCTCCCCTGTGAAAGCTCAGGAAATGCATTTAAACGTGTCTCAGAGCCATTTATAACAACTGGTTCTCGACATATCCATTTACCGAGATTATCCAGAAACTTCTGAACAGATAACTTCTGTCTCTCCTTGTCGGATGCTGTTCGGTATACCACATAAAATGGATACTGGCATACCTGATGCATTGTTCCACAGACGTCTTCTTTTTCTGAGTAAACCAAAGCACCGTTGTCTGCCGAGAACGCAATTCCCGATTCTTTGCCGAGTTCCTCAAATTTGATTGTTTCATTTTCGTATAGTCCCGGATACTGATTCAGAAGTGCTTTCATAGCATCTGTCAGAATCTCATATCCAGTTGCATCTTTACCAATAGGTTTATCCGCCATGTCTGCCACCTCCTGCCTGTGCTTTTACTTTGCGAATCCATGTACTGCCGTATTGTCGTTTAGCGGCATCAAACCACTTTGCCTGTGCCTGTGGGTGAGCCTGTTTGGTGTATTCAAGATTTTCCTTTGCGGCTGTCTGGCCAGAAAACTGGCTAACAAGTACTTTTTTTGCTCCATGTCTTGCATAAGGGCTTCCGGTTAATTCATCAACCATGGTTTTGCCCTCATACAGAAAGCGTCCGTATGGAGCCGCCGCCGCACATACTTTTCCACTGCCTTGTAAAGATGTACTTTCTGCTCTTGTACGGTTAATAAAATTTCCTGAGATCATTGGCATGAATGGAATCATACTGTCCATGACCATTCCATCCAGCAAATACTGTGCTTCCTGGTACTGCCTTGAAAAACGACTCATATTCAGCTTGATTTTCATATCTCCATCGACTACAGAGAATCCTTTAAAATGATGAATTTTGCTCATATTACTTACCCAAAATTTCAAAATGCGGAATCAGTGTATACGGACCGCCTACACTGGTAATCTTGAACACGTTATCCTTATTCTCATTCATGTACTGATAGAATCCATTTCGGTAATCACTTTCAGTGACTGTTCCACCAGTCCACTCACCCTCCCAGAAGAACGATTCATCTGAGAATGTGATAGTGTCTTCCAGAGCGTTGTTAATCTGTCTTTTCCACTCTTTAGGCGGTACATATGGGAGAATCTTACCATTCTTGTCAGCAATGGTTTTATCACCATTCTGAACAGTATAATGGATGTGTAACTGTGCGTTGTCTGTTACGTCTGGCCCGTACTTCTTAAGGATTGCCCCCCTGTCCGTAATGAGGTCGACACCGGATAAAACATGAGGATACCAGTACGCATCTCCTGTTGTCGGACTCTCATAATAATTGAAAATCGTCAAAGTTTTTTCGTACATGATACCCTCTCCTTAATTATTCTTTCTGCACTGTCTGCTTAATAACCTGATTTACACCAGTGGCCGACAATCCATTAAACATACCGACTGCAACCGCCGTGATATAATCCGTTGCCGGGAAATCCGGGATAATTCCCATTCCGACTGCTCCGAGAATCCCGCCAGTAACCGCCATGATCACCGGAATCCATTCATCAGAGATTCTTTTTGATGCCTTACAGCCCATTCCTACGATGTAGCAAATCATAACGATTGCTATACATGAGCCTAATGTTGTAATGTCCATTATTATCACCTCACATCAATTTAAGTTCATTGAATACTTTAAAAATTTTTGGTGACTGAATAGCAAACCAGTCAACCATTTCTTCGTTTGTAGCCCAGCTGTCAGCACTATTTGAATTAGAATCAAGTCCAGATTCCATCAGAAATGCGTGGATGATTTCGTGCCTAATAACCTGCTTCTGATAACTTTTAAGGTCTGCTTTTACTCCAATCTGTCCCTGCGATGTCTCCATGTCATCAACCACAATTTCCCGTGTTGATAAATCAGTATAGCCATCTGCATTTGTCAGACTCGGATATTGTTTCTTGTTCCCGAACTTCACGCTCCATTCAGAGCCTAAGATATCAACCTTGAAATCCTGCATATAAAATCGGTATCCCTTCATCCGTCCTTACTCCCATCAGAAGCGGTAAAGCTGTCTTTAAGAGTAAGTCATTCGTTTTCTGTACATCTCCGGCAGCGGCATACACTGCACTCCATTCCTTTGCACCTGATGCTTTTTGCTGTGGCGTGGCGTAAGAGATGGATTCACTGCCGGATGACACAGAAGTTACAACGCCTGTCGTGCTACCACCGGGCCCGATTGCAGTTGACGTACCGCTCACAGCGGCATTGGTAGCATTCTTTTCAGCAAGCTCAATCTGATACATTAATTCAGCTAGTGAGCAGACTGCCTTTTTGATGCGTTTCTGTGAGCGTTCATTTTCCGGCAGCCCGTCCACCAACCTGTCAAACGTCATTGTGTCCACAAAATCACTGGCTCTTTCCGCCAGGCGTGAAAAGTCGGTTTCCGGCACGACCGAACCGAAGTATGAAGTTGTATAAAAATCATAATCTGCATAAGCCATGCCAGCTACCTCCTACATTTATGATTTCGCTGTTACGCTTGCACTTCCGGCGTTCAGTGCTTTGTATGTTCCATCGCACTCAACCACTGTAATCTTCTGTTCGGTTGCCGCTGTGATATCGGCTTTTCCATCCCAAGTGCTCCAGTTTCTGAGGTTCTGTCCATATCCAACAGTTACTGCGTCTGTTGCAACTTTGTATTTATATACGTTGTTGGTATTTTCCTTAGCCGGTTTTACAGTGATTTTTGTATCACCACTTGCTGTTCCAGCCACGGAATTTACTGTCAGAGTGCCAAGCGTTGGTGTTTCGTCAATGGTGATTACTGCGATTGCGTCAATGTATTCTGCAAAAAGAGTAAGACCCATGACCGCAAACGCCTCGGACACCGCTGTGTGGTAGTTGCCCTGAGTGTGGAATCCGATCAGGTTTGTCTCGCCAGATACAGTGTATACAAGCCCCGCTCTCGCAAAGTCAGATTCGTTAGGGTCTACATAATACAGAACAATGTTCTCAACAGGTGTTGCAATAACCTGTCCTCTTGGAATCTCACTGTCAGATAACAGGAAGATTGTGTTGAATCCCATGAAATCTTTCATATACTGGAAACCGAACTGATTCTGAATAGTAATCTCAGCCGCGCCGAGATATTCATATACATCCAGAATATTCACAAATCCAACAACGCCAGTCACATTTCTGTGCATCTGTTTAAATTTGTTCTCTACGCGACCCTTAGCCATTGCCAGAGCCATCTGGAATGTTGTTTCTGTGGAAGTAAGCGTACCGGTTTTCAGATAATCATAGAATCTGCCGGTAACGTCAGTCTGAAGTTGGAAAAGGAATTCATCATCAGTCATCTGAACAGCGTTCTCGTAACCGTGATCCTTGATTGCTTCGATAGATACAGCCTTTGCGTACTTTTCAATAGTCATTTCCGCATAGGTCTTTTCTTTTACAGTAAACTTGCTGTAAGGGATTTCCTCACCCTCACCAACATTTCCGCTCTGCAAAGTACCCTCTGCGTATTTTGACTTGAGTACAGCACCCGGCTGTTTTTTGATAGGTCTCATGATGCCCAGAATATCACGTAAGTGCTGCCAGTTTCTTTCGAATCTGGTTACAAAGTCAATCTCACGCGCTGTGACCTGAATATCATTTGTCATAATAAGATTAGCTTTTGCTGCCATATAAAATCCTTTCTACCCATAATTGTTAAGGTATTGGGTTACCGACTATACTCTGTCGTATAGTCGGTGTAAAAAATCACTGGAATAACTGGATATTCTGAGCAATTGCAGCCTGTCTCTCGGACGGGTCTTTGATTGCTTCGATATCTTTCTTTGTCATGTTTCCCGGTGTCTGCTGATGTCCAATCCGCGCTGTTGCAAATCTCGCCTGTTGCTGCTGGGCCTGCTGCTGACTTTCATCTACAAATGTATCAGGTTCATCCTGTTTCATCTGTTCAAGCAGATCATTAAGTCCAAGAATCTTTCCGTCCTTAAGCTTAAGACCAGCTGATTTGATATCAGCAGTAACAGATCTTTTAGCTGCTGGAGATGAAAAATTAACATTTTCCAATGCAGTTTTAAGAGCATCGTCAAAATCTCTTTCGTAGATTTTCGCATTGAATTCTTTCTCCGCGTCCTCAGCTTTCTTCTTCCATCCAACAAGCTCTGTCTGAATGTTCGCCGGGTCGATACCGTCAAAGCTTTTTAAGGTTTCTTCTGCTGTCTCAGCACGTTCTTTCCAGCTGTCACGTTCACCCTCGACTTTTGACAGGGTTTTCGCTACTTCTTTAGCATTTTTATAATGCTCAGAGAGTGCTTTCTTCACATCTGCCTGCTTGTCCTCCGGGATCTCAATTCCAAATGATTTTAATGTGTCAATAAGTTTCTGCATATATATCCTCCTGGTCGTGTTTATTGACCTGCCGCCGCAGGTATTGGATTAAGCCAGTTAGACCACTGGCAGGGTAATGAAATAGGCGGAATCGAACCGCCGACACGCACCCTATGCGGATGCTGTTCTACCAACTGCGCTATATTTCACTGCACTTTTTGAACTGCCCAGCAGTTAACAGGATAAGCGTTAACCTTTACCCATGGGATAATTTACCCGAACCATCGGCCGCCTGTAAACAGACAACATAATTCTGAGCAAATAAGCGGAACGCCCGGAATCGAACCGGAACCCAGAGCGCGACCCTGTCAGTCTACCATTAACGTACATTCCACATAACCCGGATTCCCGGGTTAGCAAGGTATTTAACGTGTTATGCCTGCCACGAGTTGTTTCGGATATTTATTTCTTTTAAAAGAAAAGTATAAATAACAAAAACCTTAATCAAGGAGGTGAGCCATCTTGCGTGCCAGATGACAAATGCGCACGGCAGGATTCGAACCTGTTTAACTTTCCATTAAAGCGTGCGCACCAGCTACTAAATTAAAGAAAGGAGGATTAAAACGAAAATGTCAAAACAACCGTTTTACTTGTGCTTCCTGCTGCACAATTACATTATAACAGATTTATTTTAACTACCTCTCTACCACTTTTTGCGTTTTTAGAGCATATCGCGAAGTTTTTCCACGTATCTCTTGACAAGATCACGTTCCTCCCGGCACTCCGCATCTTTAGACATATCGCTCATTTCTGTTGTGAGTTCGTCCAGATGTTCTTCCAGAGCGGCAAGCATCTTCCTTTTGCAGTCTTCAGATTTGCCGGAACGATAGCTTTGCTTCTGCGTCATATAGTCATCGTAAGCATCTCGCCCATCAGAACGACTGTAATGCCCTCTGACGTAATGCTCGCCCCGTCTGGCATAAGAATTACCCCTGTCGTAATCTGGCATCATTCTGCCATCATTTGAGCTGTATCTCCCCATGCTATCACGGTTTCTTCCGCGTTCGCTGTAATCGTCATTGTATCCGCCACCACGCATCTCATCAAGAACAGTGTTGTAATATTCCACTTTCTTGTCCCAGTACTGCGTATTCTTGATATCTTTGTACATATCAATCAGTTTGTATGTCATTTCCAGATTCCCGGTGGTCAGCCCATTGTCAGCTATTTTGGAAAGTTCATCTTCGATTCTTGCGCATAAGTCTTTAATATCTCTCATAATCACACCTCCTACGCTTCTCTGGTTACGACAATGTTTGCGTTCGCAACAGAAACAGCCTGATCGCTTGTATTCTCTACTGCGATGTTAACGCAACATCCACGAGGTACATCAATATAAATGCCAGAGGACACATTGTTGTACTGATCTACTGCTGCTGGTGTGGAAATCATCTGTGAAGATAATACAGGTTCGCCAGAGATTGCAATAGCCAGAGAAATAGCTCCGACAGTACCGCCTGTTGGAATTGCGATATTGCCAGAGAAGTCCACGAAAAATCTAGCCTTGCACTGGTTAGTAAGTCCTCTCAGCGTGATGATTCCACTTCCCTCTCTGTGCTGAATACAGTTAGAACCTTTGACTGCTATGTTTGAAAATACTACATTTCCATTTGCTGCTACAGTCTGAGCAGCTACATTTGTAAATTCTGACATAAAAATACTCCTTTCATATCACAAAAGGACAGGTCTCAGCCTGCCCCTCTGTGTAATACGGCATAAGCCGACATAATCATAAAGATTAAGATACTATTATTTACTTTTTAAATATTCCGGTATGCTCATTCTTGGAAGCTGATGTTTCCCTACGGACTCTTTTCCGAAAAGGCATTCTTCCGGTGTCCATCCCGCTCGATACCTATAACTAAGAACTTCTTTTCCAACACCAAGTTCTTTTGACCACTGCGACAATGTTTGCTTTTTTCCACCATATTCAATAAATGAATTATTACGCTTATTGTTCGCCTGTTCTTCCATCGGTATCCATTTACAATTTGATGGTTCATAATTCCCATTTACGTCTATTCTTTCAAGTGTAAGTCCCTCGGAATATCCGTTTAAATACGCCCATTCTCTAAAGCTCCAAAAATCAAGCCATTCATCACACATTTTTATTCCTCTTCCGCCATAATTTTTATAGCTGGGAGTATTTTTATTGTAACATCTTGATTTTATGGAACTCCACTTTTTATAAAACTTCCCTGTAGACTCTCCATGACAAGACCTTGTTTTTTTTGCATAATAGCTTCTAAGACATCCACAAGAAGTACTTGTACCTCTTTCAAGATTATATTGATAGCATTCAACATATTTTCCACATTCGCAGCGGCAAAGCCATAATGTGTTTCTATTTTTTTTGCCTACTATTTTTACAACCTTTAAATTTCCAAATACCATACCTGTTAAGTCTTTGGCTTTGTGCCTACAGCCGCAACTCG